ACTCCTGTTTCTGTGCATAGTGCATCCGTTTGTGAATAGCACTCATGACCCGTGATCCGCGTTCCAGCAAAGCAACTGTCGTGCCTACCGGAGCCTGCGAGTTCATATCACCGATTTTATTATCAGCAATCGCCGCATACGCTCGACCACTATCAACCACGACACCCAAAAGTTGTGCCAGTGTTCCTGACGGCTCTTTATACGGAAGCGGTAAAAACGAACTGCGTACATCGCCCCCAGGCGCGTCAATGTCACGGAACTCACCAGGTTGGATAGGCTCGTCGTCGTTCTTGATCCGTGTTCCGCGAGACTTGAACCCAGCGGGTAGGTTCGAAAGTGTGCCAGCATCGATCAACTGACGCAGGATAGAAGTGGCAGCGCGAGACAAACCACCAATCATGTGAATCAGACCAAAGCCGTAAAAACCAAAACCCGGTAAAAACTTGTAGTGAACAAAATGCTGTAACGGTTTCTGTTGCGGGTCTTCTTCCTCCCAGTTACGAGCAATCGATAAAATTTCACCACTGTTTTTGTCTATCGTAACAACGTAAGGGAGCTTCAGTCCAGTAGGCTCACCGTCACTGTCCTTGTCTTCAAAACCAGGGAGATCAAGATATGTATGCACCTCGTAAAGAGTGTACATGTCATCGTCACTCGGGGGACGAAGACCAGAGATCTCGTTCATCTTCTCAGTGACTTCGTTCTCTTCATTTGAGTACTTCCTAGACAAGTCCACTTCACGGTACACCGTGGACAGTTGCATTTTAACAATGTCGTTTTCCGACATCTCAACAACATGTGTGATGCGCTCGGCAGTGCGAATATCTGTAGCCGAATAATTTACAACCAGATCTTCGGCCGGTACGAACTTGGAAACAGCGCGTCGTCTGGTGATGTCAAAGTAAACTTTCTTGAATGTTGAACCCGCCAAGGGCAGATAGAACAACATCTGATCCATATCAGGATCATACTCTTCCATGACCTCGGTCACATAATAGTTCATGAAGTCTTTGACACGTTTGGCCTGTGCCATGACTTCCGGTGTCTCCGCACCTACAACCGTGGTACGAACAGGACCGCCGGAGGGTAGCATCTCTTTGTACGCTTGTGATTGGAACTGCGTAACAGATTCAGAAATCAACGGATGCGTTACACCGCTTGCGCCAGCAAAAGGTTCATCACGTTCCTCGTAGTTGATACCAAGCAAACCAAGACCCTTGGCAAGCGCATCTTCCCACTCGCTTCGTGACTCTATGTCTTCTTCAACCTTCGAAAGCAAATCAGAAGAAATCTCACCCAGAACAGAGTCGTCTAATATTTCTGCAAGATTAGCTGTGTGACTATACTCGTCTGCCAGAACTTCCTGACCCATCTCAGAAGGGTCAATAAATTCCGCGCTACCGTCCTCGTTCATTTGAAGAACAAGATCCTGAAGAGCTTCGTCGCCAAGATTAGGAGCTTGTCCCTCAATCTCTACGACTACGTCATCGGGAGTGTCCATGGCCGGTCCACCCGCTCCCATCGCTGGGTCAACCATACCGCCTGTATTTCTACCTGTTTGAGACATTGTTTTTTATAACACCTCTCTTGCCATAGCACCAATGCCATCATGAATGTTAACGGCACCGCCTTTTGCAAAGTTGAGTTTTACATTATCAGAAACTTCAGCCATTCTTCTGTTAAACTCTTCTAAGAATTCTTCCCGTGAACTAAACTGCTGTCCCTTCAAATCGTCAACTACCTTTGTGACTTTTTGTCTGTATTCTGGAGTTATCTCAACATAGAACGAAGGATCGTTATAGGCTCTTCTTTTTTCAATTGATTTTTCAGCAAGTTCTTCTTGAGTGAAAGAATTGGGATCAAGATTTTTTTCTGCTCTAGGGGCATCTAAGTTAACTTTTCCAGATTTCAAAAGACCCGGGTTATTTTTTATAAATTCCTTAATCGCTGTGTCTTGACCCTTGTTATATTGATTAATCAATTCGTCGGATCGAAAACCATGTGCTCTTGCTTGTATAGAACCAGCAGGGAAAAGCATTCCGTCTTTAACTCTTGTAGAAGGACCGACTTCAAAACCAACTACTTTATCTCCCTGTCCACTGTCGATACGCAATTCATCAAGAACATCAAAAACTACTCTTTCGTTCACAAACTGGGACAAAAGAGCTTGTGAGGTTTGTGATATTCCTTCCGAGTATTTTGAGAAAGCAGGATCCGTATAAAGCTCTCTTCCTCTCAGATCTTTTGATATTTTATAACTAGCATCAAAAGCCTCTTCAGAGCCCATATCAGACACGAGTTTCGCTCTCAACGTGTCTAGCTCCTTGACCGCCTCATCACGGGCAACGCGGGTACTGTCTACCCGATCCCCACCTCTACTAAAATCAGCTATGTCCGTTTCTGAAAAACCAAGTTGTGTTTTTAAATCTGTTCTAAATTGATTTACTAAAGCTCGAGCTTGAGCAGGATTTTCACTAGCCCTAACTGCGGCATCAACTCTTGGATCAGCTGATGCTATAAACTCTAAAGCAGCGTTTAGGTTTTCAGTGGTAGGGTTTTTCTCAAGAAAAATCTCAACCGCTGCCCCCAAACCATTGTCCATGTCTTTAAGGTCTGGAAAAGCATCTCGCAGATTAATTTCTAGTGACTGATTATCGACATAAAGATCTTTGATGATCGAACCAGGGTCTGTTGGAAAACGTCTTTTAGCTTCTAATGTTTGTCGGCCGCGTGACAGTGCAATAGTTTCTCTTGCTTGTAGATTAGCCTGAGTGAACGGCTCAGAAGATGTAAGCAACAGTTTTGTTCGATCTCTTTGTGCGTCAAATAAATCTTCGTTCAAGTTTTCGAGAATAGCTTCTTTATCTCTGTACCCCTGAATACCGCTGTCAAAATTATCTATAGCGTCACGATCCAAGATCCGTGGTTCCGCTGCTGCCTTTCGCGTGTCGAACACTGCGACTGACGCACCTGTAAGCTCAGTCCCAGCAAGTCGAATAGGACCCGTATCGCCCACACTATTTGCTAGTTCCGCAAGTGCCTCAACACCATCTTGTGTTTTTAAGCTGTTTAAAAAGTCTTCCGCATCTACAGAAACACTAGGTTGCCCTCCTGTAACTTGTTCCGTCATGGAAAGCGGCGGTGGCTGAAAATCATCTCTAGATTCCAGTCCTTGGTAAATCCGTTCTCTTATATCTACATCAGTAGGACTATCCAACCCGGTCCCTTGTGGAGTAATGTCCTCTAATGCTGCCCTGACCTGATCTGGCGTAACTGTGCGTCCATCAGGACTTGTTTGTTGTAACCGTCTTGCAATCTGAAGCGTCCCCGCCATCAAATCAGTTTCTTGTCCAAGTCCATCTTCATTTAGACTGCCGGGGCCGATATATTCTTTAAAAAATTCTCGTGCTTTAGGAGCGTTTTCAGTTGCTTCGTTGAATGTATTTAATACTGTGTCGGTATAATTAGTTGCTCGTTCGTTGTATCTGGTCATTGCAGCAGTCGCAGTTTTCACAGGATCAAGAGTAGCAATACCTGTTTTTCTCTCTGCAAGAGTATCAATGACCTGATCACCTTGAAGCTCTACAACAGCATCTATATTTTTTGCATTCGGGTTTGTGTTTGCATTTGTCTCTACCGACTCAAGACCCTGTTGCAAAGTAGTTTTGGAAGGATCTTTCTGCACCGGTCCCAGCACAAAACGACCTGGCCTAATTCTAGCATGCATGACTGCATTTTCAGAAGCCACACCACCGTGCTTGTGGCGCACCGTTTGTGCATCAGGAGGCTGGTCTGGATATCTGGTTGTTAAAGTAAAAGCACGTTCTGATTTTTCGCCCTGAAGAGCAACCTGTCTATTATCAAAGTTAATTTCTTGAAGACCCTGAAGAGCAAACTCGTCCTGCATTTTGGTCAAACCAATTCGAGGACTTTTTTCTCTAACAACCTCAAGTAAATCAGTCTTGGTGTATTCACGGTCAAGAGCCTTGTCACGACCAACGAAGTTCGGGTTGTCTAGATTATTTTCAATTAACCGTTTTAGACCAGATTGTTCGTAAGCTAGGTTACTGACACCTTGCTGTTTGAAAAGAAACTTTTTGAACTGAGCCCCAGTCATATTCTCTTCAGGAAGCTTCATCTTCGCAAGAGCGCGACTCACACCTGTATTAACGACTGCTCTAGTATCAGATAGCTGTTTCTCATTTTTCCCACCAAATTCCTGATACGGATAATCATACTTTTGCCTAGATTCAAGGTTCGAGAGCCCCGGATCAAGCTCCGGCTCGGGTGGAAGATTGCTCCCCCCGCCACCACCAGCAACCGGCGGTGGGCCGCCCTCGATCGTTAAGGCTGATGCATCCTCCCCCATCTCTGCCGCTTTAGCTAAACGAGCCGCCTTCGCCGCACCAAAAAGACCACCAACAATAGGAAGTGCACCCAGACTTGTTAAACCCGCACCAACATAATCGCCCTCCCTAAGAGAACCCACCACCGAAGGTAGGTTTTCATCAGGGTTAAAAGGATCAGGGTAATAACCAAAAGCTTCTGTAAGACCGGCAAGAGTTCCGACATATGGATCAGGCGATACCAAAGCTCCGAGTAACGCGGCTCTCTCAGGATCTTCCTCTACAAAATCATACGCAGACGAAGCTCCTTGTTCCACGGCTGTTGGAATTTTTTTAAGGTCTGTTAAAAGCTGACCTATACCCTGTGATCGAAATCCTATCATCGTTCAGTCAACCTATCCCAATTTTACGAAACCAACAACGGCAAGAACGAATAATAAGGCAACCGATAAAATGCTGCCAACAACCAGTATTATTTCGTCACGTTCTTTTTTCTTTTGGCGCGCGATCCGCTTTTCTTCCGCGATCCTTTCTTTTTCTTCCCTGATGCGCTTGTTTTTTTCGGCAATGATTTGTCTCCAGGTTCCGTATCCGAACCGGTTATCGATAAGAATTTGCATATCGCGGAGTTGTTCCTGCGCCAGTTTTGCATCGATAACACTGTGCGCAGCATCTTTAGTCTGCCCAATAATGCTTTTGCCACCAAACCTTTCTTGCTGAACTTGTTTCTCACCCGCAAAAAGTCCATCTATCGCTCCTGCAATGTCTGATATTGAATTAGCTGTATCTATGTTTGATTTTATAAACTCCACTGATTTTTGCACAAGCGCAATACCAGCGAGTCCTGTCGAAATGGGGTCCATACGGATGCTCCATCAATAGTACTCCCTCCTTTTGGAAGGGATGTACACTTCGGGTTCATCCTCCTCGAGATTGACCAGTCCTCCCTCACGAAACCTGATCAATGCCATAGTCATACTATCACAGAAGTCATCATGCTCTCCATTAGGAAAAGAAGCAACCTCTTCAATAACTTCCTCTGCAAAAGTTTTGTTTGGTGCCCACACGCGCCCAGCTTCAAAGATTGGAGCCACCATGTGCATACGCGTAGTTTTGTCGATACCGCCACCACGTTTCCTCCGACCCGGAGAATAGGTGAGAACAGGTATATTTATCCGCATGAGCTCGTCGGCCAGTGGTAAACCAGACGCTTTGCCCTCAATTAGCACCATGTCTGGTTCCCAATATTCGTACTGCTCCAACGCTTCGTCCTTCAGTTCGGGAAAATTGTACCGACCCTTCGTCGCATCCAGCAAAATTAGGTGTTCAACACCGTCTTCGAACGGATCAAACACGCCCCATGTCGTAATCGCCGTGTAGTCAGCAGTTTCTTTCTTGGAAAACGCCGTGTCATACGACTGTAAAATGTAATTGAGACGCGGAACATTCTCTTTTTCCCACGGTTGCCACCATTCTCGCTTGATCATGGCAACTTCTTCGGAAGTCGGGTCCTGTTGCCACTGTGCATTCCACTTTGTTGGTGACAACGACGCTTTTACAGACAGTAGTTCTTCTTTTTGCCAAAATTCAGGCCACAATGGGTTCCCAGACGGCATAATTGCAGGAAACTCGACCACCTCCCACTTGTCAGACAGTACATCTTTGCCCTGATCAGCCAGTAACCGGCCCGTCAAATCCTTCTTTGACCAACGTGTTTGCACAATAATGATGGAACCACCAGGCTGAAGACGCTGTCGGGGGCCAGATGTGTACCACTCATACGTCATATCGTATGCAGTAGAAGATAAAGCATCTTGTTCCGAGTGCGGGTCATCAATAATCAGCAAATCAGCACCACGACCCGTCATCGCCGCACCGACACCAGCAGCAAAATATTCGCCTTTTACGCTTGTTTCCCAACGACCAGCAGCCTGACTGTCTTGCTTCAAATCCGTATCGGGAAAAATTTCGGTGTAAACAGGATCCGCAATGAGGTCACGCACTTTTCTACCAAAACGGGTGGCTAGTTCCGTGTTCATCGTTGCCTGAATGATTTTCAGTCTAGGGTTCCTTCCAAGAAACCATGCTGGCATGAGGTACGAAGCTAGTTCAGACTTGGAATGACGGGGCGGCATGTTGATAATCAGGCGTTTTAGTTTGCCTTGCGCCACTTGTTCTAGTTTTTCTGCAATTACCCGGTGGTGCCGACCCTCAATAAAATTATCATACACATGGTGGGCGAAACACATAAACTCGTTTTTCGCTTTTTCCCGAAGGTCAAGGTTCCTTAACGTCTCCTCTAACGCAAGTTTTTGACGTAACACCTCGTCAGGGACGGCAGCATACTGATCCATGTGCCGAATGATATTATCCGCAAATGAATTTATCAATCCAATATTACACTGCGTGTATGGTACTTCGTACTCTATTTAGGGGTGTCCCGGGCCCCCAGCTGCAAGTAATAAAAAAGGGGCGCGGAGGCAGTAACCCCCGCGCCCCCGCGTGACCGCCGAGGCCACGCCAGCCACGCTATTCGAAAACTGGAAGTGGCGGAATAATCAAGTCCATGATGTCTTCATCACCGTGTGTATGTTCGACCATGTGGAGAATTAGATGCTGATCAACGTAGCATTCTTTGCCTTCAAACTTTTCCCCGCCAATAATTGGGGTGATATGTTTTTGATAATGGAAGGGCGTTACCTTTTCTTTGCTCTCTCTCCATTGGACTTTCATACTGTAGTTATCGCCATCAATAATATCCGACACCATGTGTTGTTGATTATTGACCCATTCCTCTGGGGCGATAGCAACAATCCGAGCATCAAGTTGTTTTTTAATTTTCTGCAATCTGCTGATTTGCGTCTTAACCGCTTGGAGCTCGATAGCTAGTCTGTCTTTTCGTCTTTTTTCCAATTCAGTATTCATGTTTGGCCTCTTTTGTTTGCGTAAACTTGATTGCTTACATTCACGACATTACTAAATCCCCGAATATCTGTCAAATGTTTTTTTATGTTTTTTTATCTTGTCCCATCTTATTATATGTGTATACTGGTGATGTTCTCAATTCAACAAAGGAGTACGAAATGAGAGTTCTTGCCACCCTGACAACTTTTCTCGGTTGTCTGTTTTTATTCGGTGCCGTGTTTGGTCATGGCACTTTGGGCGAACCCGTGGTTCGCGTGTTGTTCGGAATGAATGCATTCGTAATGCTAGTTTGGACACCTGTTATATGGAGCATGAGAGATGAGTAATATCGTTGAAGTCATAACCGATTTAACCAACACGGCATCCACGGCCGCAAACGCGGTTGGCGGTATGGATATGGCAAACTATGCTTTGTCTTTAATACTCGCTTGCGGCGAAGTGATTAAAGAAGATGAAGACGCTTCAATAGAAGCAAAAAGATACGCCACTCAAACGCTGCTTTTCATGGCAGTAGAATTGAAGAAAAAGGTTCAGGAAATTGATCCTGAAAAATGAGGCGTGGTGGCAGGGAAGGGGCGGCTTCGGCCGCCCCTTTTTTGTGCCGCGCTGCCGGCGACCGGGGCCTGGCCCCGGGGCTATATACCCGGAGACGCAAGACGCAAGACAAGGAGAGACGCAAGATGACGTTAGACACAACAAAGATATTTGAATACCTAGACCAACTGCGAGAGAGCGGAGAAGTGAACATGTTCGGGTCAGCCGCCTATGTGCAAGAGGAGTTCGAGCTCAATCGCAAGGATGCCCAGCGCGTGGTCGAAGAGTGGATGCAACAATTCTCGGTTTGACTTTTCCAATAGAATATGCATAATAAAGGGGTCAACCATGAAGAAGGAGTACAGACATGGGATACACAAACTACTGGAATCAGTTCCGCGACTTCACCGATGAAGAGTGGGCTAAGATAAAAAACCAAGTCGAATATGTTGGCGCGGTGATGGACAATGTCGTTATTGTTTGGGGCGTTGACTTTATAAGTTTCAACGGCATGGGCGAAGAGAGCCACGAAGACTTCGTGCTCTCAAAGAAACAGAACCTGTCGCCAAACGATCACCGACCTTACAAATTCAACTTCTGCAAGACGGCCGAGAAACCTTACGACATTGGCGTTTGGTATCTGCTCACTTGGATCTACCACAACACCGACAATGCAATTGCCATAAGCCGTGACCGAGTGGGTGAGACAAGCATGGGTGAGGAGTCGGTAGCATGACTGCGTTACATTTCAAAGGAGAGCCCTTAAAGCGAGTGGTAGAACACTCGCAAAAGGTGAGGCGTAAAATTCCTTACGAAGACAAGTACACCAAGAAAATGGGTGTTTGGCTCGTTAAGGATCATGGCATCTACTTGATGGCTCCGACTGACGAAGAACGAGACAGAGACGAGAACGGTCACACTGTTGTTTGTTACGCTCAAGGCTTCAGCCCAAAGGTTGAGGATTTGTGGCACAAGACTTACGCCGTGAGCCCTGACGACTTCGCGGAGTTTATCCCACTGAACGGCGAACAAGTGGCGGACATTTTGGCCGCACCGAAAAACAAAAAGGCACTGACAATCAAACTCACCGAAACACAAATCGGTATGTCTACCTACGACTATCATGTTAACGCTTAGAGTTGGTTGGCGAGAAAGGGG